CACTGTCACCGCGTTAAGAAAACAGGTCAGGGCGCAAAACCCCTGACTTTTTTATGACTATCACATAGGCCATATTTTATGAGCGATGCAACTATAGAGTTACCCAATATCAGAGCGCAACGCCGCTTTATTTTTGAGGGAAAAACAAAAGAAAATAAGCGTGCATTAACCACAAATTTAAATGCACCGATTGTTAGTGATTTAACCATAAATGAATCAGAATACAGCACTGCACATCTAAATAATCAAGATCAATGGGAAGCACCTGACGCTGAAATTATAAAAGCCTATATTAGTCAATTTAAAAACCATACAGAATATAAAACAGACCAGAAAATTGCTGAGTTTTTAGGGATATTAGGTGTAAATGCAAATAGACGCATTCGCGCGTATAAAAACGGCAGTGAGAAGCCGCCTTATGGTATCTGGCGCAAGCTATTAGTCGCTACGGGCAGAGTGAACCAAGAAATTATCCCTGTGGTTGCTTTTTTTAGCTAAATTATCGCCTTCTACTGCTTCTGCGTGTTCGTCCTCGTCGCTTTTCACTGTTGCCTCTTGATCTTAATGAAGATAGTCGTTTTGATGCAAGTGAGACATATACACCACAAACCCCGTCTGCGATATCTTTAGACGAGTTGGCGGGATGGTCAATTTTTTTGGTTTTATGATCTCTTTCTAGGTTGCTCAGTTCATCATGGTATAACTGATGCTGCTGTGTATGTATTCTTTTTTGCATGTACGCGGTTCTAAGTGCTTGGTAAGAATCAGTACCTTCTACGCTGATACGCGCTGTTTTAAATCCCTTGCTTCTGAGGATTTGCCGACTATCAACAGACTGAAATCCATCAAAGGATACCCACTTTACGGGTATTTTTATGACATCACGCAGGTAATAAATTAAGCTACGAACATCACTAAATTCAATGTCCTGCCCTTTTTGTGGGTGTATGCCTAGTAGTACATCATAAACAACCGTTATTACTCTTTCTTCTTTATATTCGTTATTTAATGTGGTGGATCGTTGTGTTGTGTCGTATGGAGAATATCCGCAAGCAAATCCACACAAATCCCCATTTAATGCTAAATCAACATGTATCGCCCTGTAACACAAAGGGTGTTTTACGGTGTAATTAGGATTTAATGCAGGCATTCCTAATAAAAGGTTGTGTTTTTCTTCAACAAATAACTGTTGGTATTCTTCGACCTCAAAAGAGCGTGTTGCCGCCCATACTCGTTCCATGTCATAAAAATAGGCATTCTTTCCACGCGAAACTCTTCCTGCAAAATCACGTAACGATCCATCGATATCTGCTTTAAAATCTTTCAGATATTCAATAGGAATATCAATAACTTCTCGTTCTTTTGCGTCATCCTTTGAGATGATTATCTGAGAATTAAGTCTCTCCGAGCCTATTGCAACCAAAAAGTTTTTGCCGCAGTATCTAACTAGCCCATCTGATCGGAGCTTAGGGAGCATCTCCCACTGAGGGCGATTATCTATATAGCTAAAGCGGGATTCATCGCCTGTAGAATCTCGCTTTATCTCACTGATACGTACATCAATGAAATCACCTGTATGTGATCGAGATGACACCAGACAAATGCACCCTCTTACAGTCACGTCCAGTCCCAAAAATCGAGATTTTACACGACGAACTAAACCGTTATAAACTTCGACGGCTTGATCGTATAAGCCGCCACTGGTTGACCGCTTTGATTTTTGCACATGAGCAAAAAAGTTAATTTCATCAACGATTGCATCCACTACATCCATTCCCAATAATTTGTCGTTTGTAGCAGCAGCATAAATAACTGTAATCTCATTGGGAAAAACCATCTTTCTTTCTATATCTTTGCGGTACATGAAGTTTTCTTGAAAATAAGGTATTTTGGATATTAGCATTCTGAATTTTTTATACGTCACGTCACGCGCCAATGCGTCCGTTTTATTGAGCATTGCGATAATTATTTCAGAGCCTGCCATTAACCCTAATTTTTTTTGTGGATCAACGTAGCAAGATAGAATATATAAATGGTAGGCAACGATAATTGTTGCGCGTGTTGTTTTTGCACAACCAATAGCACCTGTAAGTAAAGCCTCTGCATAACCCCCTTCGACTACTTCACAAACACTAATGACAACCGATTCCCATATTTCATCAAGAATACCTCCCATAAAGTAAGGATCACGAATGAATTGTTCTACTGATACAGGTTCATGCGTCTTCTCAATAATCTTCGTATAATCACCTTCTTTAGCTACTAACTCCTCAAGAATTTCAGCAATTAACGTGTGGTCATCGGGGTATTCATACAGTAAATATTTTTCAATTTCAGTTCGATTCATATCGCTACTGTTCAGAAACAACTGATTCATCATCTAGATCAAGTAATGTTTTGATAATGGCAAGGCGTTTGCGTTGCCTGTCACTTGCCTCTTGGTAGATAGATAACGTGGCTTGACGATTGTCGCCCAGTTCTAAATTGTTATTAATTTCTATTCTAGGGTCTTTGATATAGCCGCGATGCTTTCCTTTTGTTGATAAAAAAAACATAAGTGCTTTTGTGTCTCCAGCTTTTATATTCTCGACCAAAATACTTTCAACATCATCCAACAGAGACTCCCTAACTTCCTCTAATCTCTGGGCAAAATTTCTATCTTTTTTTTTCATGTGGTAGTAATGCGCGCGCGTGATACCTACTGCTTTGCAAGCTTTTCCAATATGACACCCTTTCTTTTTGAAAACTTTTACGAAAAGGTCAGCATCGAAGCGTCCCATATCTCTTTCCTCGCATCGTATGTATTATCCCGATTATACTGTTTAATGTCATATATGTATGATACTCATGATTTTGAGATTGATAATTCTAAAAATAACTAAAGAACCACTGCATTAATTGAATTGAGAAATACGTTCCCTCCACCATCCGAACCATATCGTTCAAAATTAAACGTAAAACCCTGTTTACGGGGTGCTGAGGTATCAAGCAACACAGAGTTATTATTCTGAATATCTCTTAGAAAAAACTTACCAAAATTATTTCCTCGTCCGTCAATTAATAAATTGATTTCGCCTTTATTTGATTTGGCTCTTAATATGTTAATCCATGCAGTACCCACAACAGCGTCACCGCCCCCTGGATTGTAAAGAGGGTAAACCGTCCCCGTCATAACAACTTTATGGTCACCTAATCCAATACTTTGTTTGCCAGGTCGTCTATTTATGCGGGGAACACTTCCCCATCTTACCTCTGAATTATCATCAAATGATTGTGGTGAAATTGTAGATAAGTGAAAAATAAACCCACCCCATATAAATTGCGGTAATACCATTTCATTTCTCCTTAAAAGAAATTTTCTCGTTCAGTTTCTTCAAACTTTTGGTAAACGCTATTAAAAAACGCTTGCGGATCATCTAGAACTTTATTCGTGTCATTAGCATTAATCGTGATGTTTAAGTTAATAACACGAGGAGCTTGTTGTTTGGATTCCTTGTACTGACCTCTACCGCCCGCACCAGATAAACCTTGGTTGTGTGCTGCTTTATTGCGGTAACCACCACTAGAATTGCTTATTTCAGATGTACCTGCCCCTTCTGAACTTTCATTTTCAATATAAGAGAACATCATGCTATCGACTTCGCGCTTAACTGATGCGCGAATGGTATTAGGTGCATCAGAACCGATGCGAACCGACTTTCTTGAAAGATTTATCTGGTTTAGCAGTTCATTACTTTTTTCCGTGAATTGTGCCGAATTTTTCGTGTAATTATCATTAGTGAATCTTGTATTATTAAATGCGCTAAAGCTTTGCTTGTATTGTTGCTTATTGTAGTTGTACTTCTTGGTTCCCTTGTTTTCTTTATTTGATTTTGTGCTTTTATTTAAGGTCGATTTTGAATAACTTTCATTATTAAATGCGCTAAAGCTTTGCTTGTATTGTTGCTTATTGTAGTTGTACTTCTTGGTTTTATAAGTGTTGTTGTTCGCTATTTTTGTATAGTTTCTAGTCTCAGTTTTTTGCAGCGGGCAGCATTGCTTAGATAGAGATGAATAATCTCTCTTGTTTCTTCTGCGTCTTCTATTTTTCTTATTGCTATCCTTATTCTCTTTCTCATCCATCTTTGATGGATTGATTGTATAGTTAAAGTTTGTTGTGCTTGATTTCTTGGAATCAGAAAAGGAGGGTGTGCTAGGTGCATTAACTCTTGACACAATGCCTGAATAATTAGCATTTTTATAAATGGGATCATTCTGTGCAAATTCTCTTTTGTATTTTGCACCACCAAACCCACCATTGATACCACCACCAATCGTATTAAAAGCAGGGGAAGATTGTTCAGCGTTGGACGGGTTTATCGCGGGTGTTTGGAAAGGTGTTACATAACCCGACATCCCACCCATCATCAATAACGTTTTTGTTCCCACCGATAGTAATTCAGGAATACCGTGCTCGGCAACCTCGTACATCTTGCCAGAATTTACGACACCCCCTGTAGAACGCTGTCCTGATACCTTTGTCGATGGCTGGCTTGATTCCTTACTGGCTGGCTTACCACCCATTCCAACAAGGTTTTTAGCACCATTCCATCCCGCCGTTATTTTTCCACCTGTCCATTCTGCTGCTTTTGACGCGTAACTAATGAATGATTTTATTCCCGCTATTGCTCCCGTAATGGTTCCTGCGAGGAGTTTAAATGCGCCTGCGATGATCACACCAATTACATGCCCTACACTTTTACCTGCTTCAGACATTGCTCCAAATTCAGTGCTGGTTTCGTCCAAAGGGGCAATTATCTGAGTTATCCATGTCCAAACAGCACTTAAACCCCGCCCAATCCAATCAAATAATGGAGCAATTGGGGCCACAGAGGCTTTGAGCATATTCCAAGCAGGGGCAACTACAGCAGATATTTCCGCACCCATTGCTGAAAACATACCTGTAATCGGTATCCAGTATTTATAAAGGGCTGCACCCGCCAAAGCGATACCCATTACGATTAAACCGATAGGGTTAGCGATCAACGCCATCCCAATCGCTTTAATAGGAAAGAGTAATGCAGTAAACGCGCCTTTCAATAAAACTAATCCACCTGTCATCATCGATGCGGCACTCACACCCAAAATAGCATTACGCATTAACGTTAATTTGCCTGCTATAGCGCCTAACATCCCACCATTTGCAGCAAATACCCAGCGTATCCAATTTCCAGTACCTATAGCTAATGCAATACTCTGTGCGCGAATAGACGTAGTGATAATACCTATCCTTGCGGCAAGGGCAGCAGGAGCGGCCATCAGACTGGCAAGTGCATTACTACTCCACGCAACTGCATTGCCAGCTAGCATCCCTATTTGGAATTTTAGCGTGGTATTCATGGCTATCATCGTCATCATGGCGCGACCTATCGCACCACTTGTGGCTGTAACTGCTACTGCAATGCCAGTAAAGACAGCACCATAACCCATTGCCACGGCTGACCATATCAGCATCCCCGCGCTTAATGATGCACCTGCAACAGCAATTACACCAATTGCTGCCGCTACACGCAATATCGATTTGGTTTGTTCGGGGTTTGCTTTGACCCAATCATTCACGGAAAGAGTAAAGCCAGTAAATGAAGTGGTTAACGCCCTAAGATCATTTTTCATGATCTCAAATGTGTTGATTTTTACACCTGACATTGCACTTTGCGCTAACTTTACATCACCACCCAATCCATCTAATTTAAATGCAGCTATATCCTTGGTCAGTCCTGTTTGGACATTTTCTATCTTTGATATATAGGCATCTAATGCACCTGACATCGATATTCCAACGCCCTCACTTTTAGCCATCTCATTAAAAACAGCCTGAACGCCCGATACGGCTGTAACTCCGTAGACATCTTTTAATGTTTCTAGTACTTGCCGCCCCGTTCTTCCAGATTTTTCAGCAGCAAGGGCAATTTCACGCATAACCTCAATCGGCGTGGTTGCGCCAGATGCTTCAATTTCCCCAAAACTTGTACCTATCACTTTAAGAGCATCCCGTGCTGGTTTCGCCCCCGATAAACTCCTTAAACTCATTTGCCGTAATGATGTACCCGCCATACTGCCTTGTATGCCTGAATTACCCATTATTCCAGCCATTGCGGCGGTTTCAGCCAGAGATAACCCTAATGCTTTAGCAGGTCCCGCTGCATACTTCATGGTTTCGCCCAACATGGATATATCCACATTAGATGAAATAATTGTTTGGGATAATATATCTGTGACCTTCTGCGTATCCTTTGCACTCATTTTAAACGGCTTCATGATATTAGACATAATATCTGCTGTTCGTGCTACACCCAATTCACCTGCATTAGCAAGCGCAAGGGTGTCAGGCAACATATCAATGACATCAGGTATTTTAAAGCCTGCCATCGTCAAATATTTACTCGCATCAGCAACCTCTACCATTGTAAAGGCGGTAGTTTCACCTAAGTTCTTAATTTTTGCTGTTAATGATTCATGCGCTTGAGACAGGTTATCGAAACGATTTTCGCCTTCCTCCCCAAAATCTCTGGCAATCGCAAGAGAAGATAATAATGATTTTTCAAATGCTATGCCCTCTTTTATAATAGACGCGAATCCCTTCTTTATCCCCATCCCGATTGTACCTGCACCCGCTGCACCCAATGCTAGGTCATTCATTCGGTCGGAGCTTCGTGTTCTACCGCCTGAATTTTGGCGATTACCACCTCTTAGATTTCTATTGACGGCTTGGCGGGTGTGAAGCGTTTCTAGTTGCCCAATTAATTGAGATGTTGATCGCTTTGTTGCAATTAAATCTGTATTTAAGCTACTTACAGAGGTTCTTAATCGGCTAATGCTTGTTTCTGTATTAGACGAACTTAGCCCTAGCTTATTGATCGTCTTATTAAATCGTTGCCCATTACTATTGGCACTTTTAAAAGCATTACCAAGGGGCAATACGGTTGTTTTAAGGCTTTTTAATTGATCAACATCGCGTTTGATATTGCTACTGAAATTATTAGGGGTTTGCGATGCCTTAACATCGCCCATTACATCTTGTTGTTTTTTTAATGCCGACAGACGATTGATTAACGTACCTGTCGTTTTTATGGTGGATGTTTGGTATTTTGATAATCTAAGCGTTGATGTGCCTAGCTTTACTGTACTACTAGACAGGGACGCAACCGTTTTTATTAGCTGTGTCCCTGTCTTATTAGCAGCTTCAAAGCCCCTGCCAATTGATAGGGAACTTCTTTTTAATTGACGCAGGGATTGCCCTGCTTTTTTTATCGTTGAATTAAAATTAGGGGCTAATGATGCACCTATCGTTGCAGTGAACTGTGTATCCATAATCGTTATCGTTTCGATTTACGCATTTCTGCATCCATTGCCTTTTTACGATCTGCCTCAATATCCACATAAATATCGACCCAGCGTTCTAACTCAATGTGGCTCATGGACGCGAGCGAGTCTTTTGTCCACGAGGTTTTTTCAGCAATTAAAAATATTAATCGTCCACAGTCTCGTTCGGTGTACCTAAAAAACCTTGAAGTTTCTCAACTAAACGGGTGTAATCGGGAATACGAATAGACCGCAATTCATCTTCTGCTAAACCTGCCATTTGCATAATCATCTGACATTCAGTTTCAATGTTAAACATTCTGTCATTGTTGCCATATTTTCGGTTAGCCGCATCAATAGCACGGCGTTGATGATGATATGTCGGCATTTCTATCTCAATTTTCACACAGTCAACTCCCCCGCGTAAAAATGCATAATTAAATTTAAAATCTTCCATCGCATTGCGATTAACGCCTGACTTTTCAGCCATAAACTTTCTCCACTTTATCTGATCAAAACACTAGCCAACAAAATGCAGCTAGCTTCACTTTTTAAATAGCTAATGCACCCCGAATATCGGCATATTCGTCGATACCGTTGATAATTCTCACAAGATTATCAATATCAACTTCAATCAAGACCTCGCCACCAATGGATAATTTTACATAACGGCAAGAGATATTAGTTTTTTGACCTTCAATCTTCCCTGATTCCTGAGACCCTTCATCAATTTCAGTAATCATCCCACGGACAATGAGTTCGTAGGGTTCAACCACCACATCGTCAATTAATGCCGCTCGAAATGTGCAATCAACCGCGTTTTGATTTCGTTTACCAAAGGCTTTAATGGTTTCACGCATGTGTTCGGCGCTATCAAATGAAATTGTGGGTTTTTCCATACCCATATCAATATCAATTGGCGCATCCATTCCACCTGCGCGATGCTCCTCTACTTGAAGCGTTAACACTTTAATTTCAACGGATGTAACTAAACCCGCGAAAGTTCGCCCATTCATGAACAGGTTCATGTTTTTTATAATTTTTGGGACTGCCACAGCAACCTCCTATTAGTTTTATTAATTAATCGGGTTAGCGGATCAAGCCAACCGCGCCAAAATCTTCAAAAAGGTTTTTAATATAACCGTCCACCATGTGGACGCGGAATGTAATCCGATCAGCAGGATAAATCGGCGTAAAATCATAATCGATATACATATGGCCCTGTGTGATCTGGTCAGGTGTATTGATTTTAGTGTCAATCCATGCCTCGCCTCCTAATATGGCTTCAATGTTCTTAAGGTGGCGTAAAAATGCGTTAACGGAATTGACAATATCTTGAAATAAATTCTTTGTAATACCCCGATCAATCGCCCACTGGTGGGCATACTCGATTGAATCCATGATGATGTCATTCGATCGCACAACGCTTTCAAATGCCCATTTAGGGTCACTGGAGCAGGTTCTGTTTCCGTATGATCTAAACCCTTTGGAGCGACTTAAAATGTTGACTTCGAGGCTGTTTAGATAATTGAGTCGCGAGGATGGGTCATGCGTTGAGTGTGCCATTTGCGGTAAACAACGAATCATGCCGAATATTTCTTTATTCGAGGGAGACTCCCACCATCCGCGTTCTCGCATCGTTGCACAGGCTACGCCTGCCCGATAAGCACAATGGGGGATGGTTTGATAATCATCATCATCGGAATCTTCATCGAACCACCGCTCACCATGCCCATAAGTGATAATAACGCGACGTGTGCCGTAATCATGCCGATATGCCACTGCCATTTCATCACCATTACTGGCTAGGGGATTTGCATAAATAACTGCCCGTAACTTTCTCGCAATAGGAACTAATTCTTGGATAATAGGATTTGCAGTAAATCGATCGGGCTTGAAGCCAGAGAAAAACGGAGCAATAAGAATTCGAGGTTTAACGCCTATTTCTGCTTCAGCTTCTTCAAAGGCATGTACGCCTGTGCTAATACCGTCATCAAAGCCACCAATAACGTCATTCATTGTGACTAATGAAGGGTCTGTATAAGTAACATCAACCTTACATTTGCAATTTGGCGTTAATCGCGTTCCTGAGATTAATTGTAATTTTCCTTCATTTTTGTCAACAGTAAAGTCAATATTTTCTTTGAACTCAAAAGCATACTCAACAAGAACGACATCCCCTGTCGTTATCCCGCCTGCCTCAATAATCTGCAAAATCGGCTTGTTTTCTGCATCAATTAAAATCTCGTAATCTGTCCCTTCTTTAAATTCAATGGACAAATCATTAGATTTTACAGAGGTAATAAAATCTTCATTATCGATAATAAAAGGGAATACAACTTTATTGTTAATAAATCGAGTAGTTAGCTTTGCAATAGGGTGAAGATATACGTCACGTATGTATGTATCACCCGTGAAGCCTAAACCTCGCACATCAAATTCAAATTCTGTATTTTTTCGTTTGGAGAAATGCACCAATGGATCGCACACATTAATAGCAATGACTGTACAGCCGATTTGGTCATAAATAGCATCCATTGCCACAGGAATGGTAAAACCATCCCCCCGATCTTCGCCTGTTTTTTCAGCCGCATCACGTCGAGTGCCGTGGATGATCGTGCATTTATTGACAGGCAATACGCCTGACGTACCAATTAATCCAATCACTTCGGCTTTTGCAATCCGTATTGGACGCTCACCGTAGGGTATTTCGACACTTTCTGTGCCATGAATAAAATCTGTACCCATAGGTCAGGCTCTCAGCTAATTAAATTTTTATGAAAAATATATTAGCATTTTGAATCTATATTGATTTTTATCAGATGTCGCGAAATACTCCTTAATAAAACTAAAAAGATTGCTAATTTCAGACACAAAAAAAGCCTCATCTGTACAAGCATGAGGCTAAATTTAAATGTAAAAAATAGTGACTTTATAAAATGGGCATTGGGCTTTGCTCTTGTTTCGTACCCCGCATCAACTCCCATTGAATTTTCTTATTCAGTTCAATCTGCGCTTTACTTGCAAAATTATCAATTACAAATTTGGTTGATTCGATTAAGTGAGAGATGGCGATAAATTGCATCGCATCATAATCAGGCTTAGTCGGCAATTGGGGTTGATTGGCGGCTATGTATTCACCTTCCAATACCACCGTTTTTACCAGCAATACGGCATCATCGGTTTTACGATCATCTAATTGTAACCAGCTATTTGGAAGGTTGAATGTATTGCGAATTTGAAATAATAACTTCCCGCTGCTGATCGGTGTGATTTTTTGACGGTCTGCAATCGCTGCACGGATTCTTAGTTGGCTTTCAGCACTTAAGGGGATGTATTCAATCTGTTTTGTCGGAGTGGGTGACACGCCCGAAAGCATCCAATCATACACCCAGTTTGTTACCTGAACTGCAAATTCAGGGCTTAGCCATTGTGCAAAATGAATGGCGACTTTCGGGTGTATCCATGTTCCCTGATTTTCGGGGATTCCACCTTTAACTATTTGAATTAGTTCCGAAGCGCGAATTCGCGTTTCGGCTGAAAGTACAGAAATATAAGATTGGGTTTTCTTATTTCTATAATAATTATTCCATTGTTTGCCAATCGCATCACATATTTTTGTAGCAGGCAAATAACCGTCAGATTGACGTTGTGGGATTTCAATATTTAGAAGAGTGCGGCTTAAAACAATTTGATTACTCATAATCAGGTTCTCGTTAAATTTAATAGAACCGTCGCAATTAAGGCAATTTAATATAAGGCGACGGGTTATTGTACAAGATTGCCTTACTGCTTAACAAGAAAACGCAGCGATCATAGTTGATCTCTCATACAATAACCCTTCATGAGGGATTATAGACACAAAAAAACCGCATAGAAGCGGCGTGCTTCTCGTTAAATTTAGGAAGGCAATCCTGATCACTGTTTTTTGCAGCGATGAACAAAGATTAAACTTTCAAAAACCAGAAGTCAATTTTTTTATGCGTGTCAGTGGTGAACCTTAACCGATAATCGATTACAAATCAAGACTCTGCGACGCGATTACCGTTATAAGTCATTGAAAATATTAATGTGAATTATGGGTATAAAAAAAGTACCGTAGGGAATAAATTATTTTGGGTTATTGAATAAAGATTATCATTAGTCCCATACATTGACCATCTGTTGTACCGCTTCATCTTTTACAATTAAGGGTAATTTTATCCTTACGCCTTTGGGGAAAACTTCACCATAAAGGGCTAAGTCCTGATTTAAGGCATAGACAGTGGCGGTAATATTATAGGGCAATTCGTCCTTGTATTCGTCCTTGCATATATCATCAAGCATATCGCCTTCTTTGGTTGTTATTTCGTAAAACTTTGCCATTATCATTACCTTAATAATGATGATTAATCTTATTTTGACCCATAAAAAACCCGCATTAATTACAGGATTTTTTATGCAGCGAGCTTCACTTTATGCTGTTTTAGAGACTTCCAGTTTGTCCCGCTTCTCTTCTGCTTCACGTTTAAGGTTAAGTGCATTACCTTCCAGCGTTTCAGCGGTAGAATTCTTAATTTGATCTTTCCCCCGTGATGATATTCCATCAATTTGACCTACCGCCATCGCGTAATTGCCGCCTTTATCTTCCCATACGGCAATTAAATCACTTGCTGACTCATTAAGACCGCGCTCATTGACTTCAATCGCAATGGCGTTGGTTTCTTTCTCGGTCAATAAGCTTTCAGTGTCCCCCAAAACCCCTTTACGTTTCAATAAAGTTTCAATGCGGTACAGTCGCGCAATAGAGGCTTTAACTTGCCAACCTTCGCGCTGCTTACTCGTAGTATCTTTAGTGATTTCACTGCGAATACTTTCGGTTTCAAACGCTATCCCTTCCAAGACTTCAAACTTTCGTCGCTCAAATGCCTTATTAAGCAATTCATCGCTGGTTTCAAGGCGTGGCAACCCCTTATCTAAAATATAGATTAAATGCCCCTTATCTTGAAAAGGAGCCTTAAACCATCTTCCTGTGCTTGGTTTAACGGAATCTAAAATGGATTCAACCTGCTGTTCGCCTTCAAAGCGTATATAAATAGTCTGACTCATAACTTATAACCACACATCGGTAATAGAATTTAAATTGGATTGTTGCGCTTTTAATGTGCGGTTTATATCAACTTCTAAACCATCTTTTAAGAAGTTACGCATAGCGTCGTAGCCGTGTCGCAGGATATATTGGTATCCGTTACTGTTTGTCCAGTAATGTGCGGAATTAAACTTAACGATAGCCACTGTTGTGTTGGCAGGAATGGTTATATTTGTATTCGTATTAATCTCTTGATTGCTACTTGAATAACTATAACCTGTAACCCACGAGATAGATGTAGGGTCGGTATCGTTATTAGCGTTAGGTGTACCAATGTTTAATGATGCCCCTCCATATCCTGAACCCCAATAAGACGAATGGAAATGATTTATTGTTCGGGTAATGGGTGCATCGGTTGTGTTTTTAACAAACATTAACGACAGCATAAATAACGGATAATTATATCTACTACCACTACACGCATACTCAGTACGTTGATCTGCATAATGCCATAAGTCATTTTGAATAAATTGCAACGTAGGCGGGTTAATCCACTTTTGACGCGCCTTTGTATCTTGCATCCCTGCAATCAGCTCAAATAATATCGCACCCTTATTATTGTATAACTGACCTAATTCAGACGTAAACGAGTTGCCATTACAGGAATACATTTCGGCTACTGCAAACATAAACGGGGATGAATCCGCTAAGATACCATTGTGGTCAGGTGCAAGGATTTGTCCCCCTAACTGCTCAATGGCAGAAATTTGGGTCGAACCTGCTGAATCGACCGCATCCGTTGCCGTAGTTTTAGCCTCATCTATCGCGCTAATTTGTGATAATCCTGCCGCTTGAATGCCTGTTAGCTCACCACTGCCTGCGATTTGAATTCGATCAAGCTGGTCTGTTGATTCCGCACCCACATCCAGCAAAGCTTGAGTTAATGCAGCATTGAGTGCATCGAGTTTTTCAACACTCAAAGCTGATATGTTTTCTATCGATTCATCACCCGCTGATATAATGTCATATAAGGTGGCTGAACCGCCTACACTCTCAATCGCTTTACCCAAATAAGCCAATTGCTCAGGCGTTGCGTCAGGTGAAATTTCATTGACCCGCGCAATGGTTGCCCGAATTGCAGTTTCTACGCCTGTACCCACGATCATACGGTGACTCCTAACCCAATAAAGGATTCTAATTTTAATTTATTGATGCTTTTAACGATTGTTTTCGCATTCTCTTCGTTCGCATGAACGTCAAGGTCTATTGCACTTATACTTTCTTTAATTCGCGTAACATCGGTTGACAGCGTATTATTAGGATGTGGCAAGGGATAAGCCTTATTTTCAGTAACATCATTCTGCATCAGTGACAATTGCCCTTAAATTGGTTGCCAAAGGTCTAGCGGTCGCATCCCCTTTTAATACAAGCTTAATTCGTGTATCAGGTGTGCTGACATCATTGGTCGAATAGGTTAACTCTTCCCAGCCATCGCCGATTTCTTCCCCGTTGATAACCGTCATTAAAGTCCAATTGCCGTTATCTTGGTAGTAGACCGTAATGGTACTAAGACCCTGCGTATAACCATTCAATGTCACTGTAATTTTAGTCGCGTTACCGCATTTAAAAGCCCTAGAAATATAATCAGCTTCAGGGCGAATTTTACCTAAAACCGCTTGTATGCCTGTATGTAAAACAGGACTTCGATTCATATCGCCTCGAATTTCAACCAATAATTCATATTCACCTGATAGCAAACTGGGCAAATTCAAGGGCTGATTTTCTTGTAATCGAAAAACATCACCATCCGTATTCCGTACAATCCACACAATATCTGTATTAGATGACGTTCTTTCGACTGTCGCTAACGTTAATAAGTCTGAAACATCCGTTGCATCAAATGTGCCAAATGAATACTCTTTTGTTGTTTCCGTAAACTTAGCCGCCAAAAGCTGAAAAGTTAAATCCATATCTTGATGCGGTGTCCAAGTACTTGCATTGCTAGAGCTTAATAGCACACCGATTTGGTACGGCTGTTGTGTTACCCAACCACTAGATACGTCAAACCGTCCCAGTTGTGCGATAGACAGTGCATGATCAGGGTCATCTGTTAATACCACCAAAGCGTATTCTTGATCCGCCTGAAGGAAAACAGGACTCCACTCAAATTGTGTTGCCGTACCCACCGCCTGAATGTCAGCCGCTTCGACCAATGTATTGGCAAGCACCTGTTGAGTAGGAATACCATTGCTGACCTCGCGTAGCTGCACAATAACGGCTAACGTGCCAATGGTTTTAAACCATAACTTGCATCCCGCAATGGGTTTAGAATCGGGTAAGCTAAATGTTTGAGCCAGTGGATCCCATCGTCTTGTAGTAATCGTGGTGGTACGTTGCATTTGTGTAATGCTAATTTCACCTTCACCGATAAAGGTTGCAGTACCTCGACTGCCTTGTGCGCCCACAAATTCAACAATCTTCGTTCCTTGTGGGATATTGTCGGGAATCGTAAAAACGCCCGATATTTCACCACTTGTATTTGCACTTATAGTCACGCTCTAACCTCCACGGTAATCCCGTCAAAAATGACATTTGATAACTCCTCACTATTGCCAAACCCTTCTAAACTGAACGCTATGTCAATTTGACGTAAATTATCAACTTGCTGTGTAGAGGTCGAAATAATTTGATCTATACTGCTAGTTGAGACTGCACGAAGCCACCCACCCCCTCTATTAATTCTTCGGGTTATAGGGTCTAGCCACTGGGTTTGTGGCTCAGTCCAACGATCAACCGCAGGGTTTAGTGTGATTCTGGCAGGCAAAGGAGCAAAAGCTTGATAAGGATTAACCTTCATTTCGCCTGTTTGGAAGTTCTGATCTAGCACCACTTCCAGATCGTAAGCCAAGGATAGTGCGTCTCTTAACTCAATCTGCATTACATCGACCTCAATCGGTAATTGCAATGCACCGTTAACAATGGCCCCTGTTTGAGCGATACCCTGATCTCGCAAATTATTATTATTCATCGGATCAACAAATACCCCCCGTTTAGCGGCAGGATTAGACGTGAGTGCATTGGTTTTTAGTCGCTCAATGGCAACTAAGTCATATAGGTCATAGATGGAGCTACGCATGTTCTCAATAGCGTCCATACTAACCACACGAATCCCATTGTTAACCACTACAGGAGCCTCTAACCAGGTGTGATAAATCGTAGCAATGGTTAATTGATCCAGAGGAGCTTGTGGGGTTGGTGGATACCAAGGGTGAGATATACCCTTAATTTTCCGAACATTCGATTCTTTATCAATAACAAGTAAATCCGTGCGCGGCATGGCCCAGTCGTAATCAACTAAAACTAATGACCCGACAACAATGCCCGAAACAACAAATCCATATTGATCTTCATCCGTGATCGTTGCCCGTGTTCGGTGGTGATAGACCACGACATAGCTTGAGCCGGGGCTAGGTTCATCGCCTGATAAACTCCAATCGACCTGTGACCCTGTTAATTTTACATCGTCACCAATGACATATTCAGTATCACCTTGCCTGATCGAAATAAACTCTAGCACAGCCGAATCGGGCAAAGGGTCTTTAGCCCCAGAATAGCTTCCATGCGTAATCGTTACGGTTTTTTCTTGAGTGACATCCGTTGCAAACACCTCAGAAATAGGTGCATGATTTAAATCAATACGCATATTGCCATCACTATCAGGTGCAAAGCGATGGGGTTCAGAGTCAACCCGCATTAAATCCTTACTAAAAGGATAGCGGATACGTGTAGCATGAGATAATTCAACTTCATAACCGTTAACGTGACTCTTTCCTTCACTTAGCGAAAATACCTGTTCTTTCGCGCTTAAGTCATTTTCAATAAAAGACAAAGAAAGCCCTTTAACAATATAAGAACCACCGTTCGCCTCACGGTCATATCTGGCTAGGGCGGTAGTTACTGCGTCTAGCTGTGGCGGCGGCACTTTTACCTTTACAACCGCATTAATGACTTCATGTACAGGGTAAAAGTCGCCTTCACTTTGTGCGTCAAATAAAGTCCATTTAGCAACAATCTTTAATCGCCCCGCACCTGCCTCGTGGTAATTACGTGTCCCTTTTGCAGGTTCACGCAAAGAGGGGTCTTCTAGTTCTGTCACCCACGTTTCTGTAAGTAACACACCGATATGCAGCGAGGTATCTAGCGGTATGGTTATCAATTCTTCGGGAACGGAGCGAACCATTCCTTTTATGTAAATCTGACCCGATGTTAACTGAGTTAGACCTGTATCAATATTTATAATACAGTCAGACCCTGCCATAATATCGCCATCATTAAAAATGACATCGGCTATGTTTTTTGTTTGGGAAAAGGCTTGATCTTGAATTTCGTTCAATTCTCTTGACTGTAAGCCCTTCCCAGCGCGGAACAATAATTTTTCATAATCATCGCTTTCATTGAATTCATTGTAATATCCATCTAGTGACATGTTATTTTCCTTATCTTAAAATGTAATTACAAATTCAAAAGATTGACGCGATGCGGCTGATCTGTGAATGGGTTCACTGTGTTCTAGCAATAACATAATTCCACTATTTTCTATCTCTGTGGGTAAAAAGTAACGCTGCCCAATAGGTAACCCTTCAATGATTTTTGAACCAATGTGAACGCTGTATTCTCGAATTGCATCGGCTTCTGCTCCATCTTCAAAATCGAACTTAAATTCCATAAAAAGATGTTCTGTTGGTGTCTCTGATATTGCGTAGCGACCTGTTGGTACAACGATTTCACCCGCATCATCGGGATAAACGAACTCAAATCGATGTAATAAGCGTCTCCCAATTTCAGCCAAAAGCTCAGTTGATTCCATACTCTCATCAGGGGGTGTATCTTCCCAATCCACGTCACCTGTACCCCACGCCAAATGAATCGGCTTTTCAGATATTGCTTGAGCAATGGCTGCTCGTCCTGATTTAACTAAAATGCTCATTTATCAACAGTTCCAATAATTATATTAATAATATCCCAGCTTTCA